CAGAAAACTACGAAGAAATATCCTCATAATTAACTGCTCACATAAATGACTAATGATAATGCTGTCTTTGACAGTCGCTTACCAAAACTAATTTTTGAACTTAGCTCATTACTTCTAAATAACATCGCGATAGAAGCTGCGATGTTAACCTGCCTACCCCAGGCAGGTGACCAACGGTCAAGCTCTTCCCATTCGATATACTGTCCTGAATCAGTTACAGATATATCCCGGCATTTTAGAATTGCCGGTCTTTTAGAATGGGAGCTCAACGGAGGCCTAGCACGTCTAATGCGTGAATGGTCGTGCAGTGCGGAAAAGTGCATTGTGGATGGGAGGAAAATTCCTCTGGTTGTCGATTGGGATCCTGCCAAACGCTGTTTGGCCCTCGTAAAGACTTTTTGGGAGTGCATCTATATAAATACAGGTGCATCCGTAAAGTACGAGGCTATGGTAAAATTCGCGATCAAGTATTTCTTTCATTCGTTAATGGGTAATATGGAAAAATATTATAAATATCATTCCTTATCCCTATTTTCGAAGCTTATGGACCAAGAGTACCCAAGGCCTATTCCTCTTACAGAGGGAGAGGAGCCGGGGTTTCTCGTTGGAGGATGGCTTGAAAGACATTTCTTGACCTTGTATAAACGGTTACAGAAATCTAAAACTCTGGAGAATGTGCTCCTCGGGGGGGTAAAACCCTTACCCATGAAGGAGATCACACTTTTAACTTCAATCATTGCCGTGAAGAGAGGCTGCCTTGCTCTTGATTCAGAGAATCAGGACCAATTTGTCATCAAACATAAATTAAATATGGTTGGTGGAGCATATTATGCTGCAGCAGAACCTCTTCGGAATGGTGAACTTGACTCCGAGTTATTCGATGTTGGTGTAACGCTTAGCGAACTTACCAATATGGTATATCCCAATCATTTTGAAAGTACTATCCCTTACTGGCGTGTCCCATCTATTCGTTCTACGTTTGAAAACAATAGAATGAAGGGTGGAACACATGCAGCTTTTGGTATTGAGTCAAAAACAGACTCTACTATGGAACAGTACTATGTTGGAACTATTGGGGAGGATCCTTTAAATCAGGAGCCTCTCTATAGTTGGGGGTTTAATATAGTTGACATCAAACAAAAATGTTTAGATGCACTACATCAAGTTGAATATTGTCATGCAAAGATTCACCTTGTAAACGAACCTTTTAAGGTCCGAACTATTACAGCGGGTTCTGCTCTCATCTACCATCTTGGTAGATTGATACAGTCCCCCCTACATAAGTTTCTCCGCGTCCGTCCGGAGTTCCAATTAATTGGAACCGGTTTATCGGAATCGCTTATTGGAGATTATTACAAGGGTTCTTTAGTGCATGATAACCTTACTTTCGACGATTTGTACGAAAGAGGTTTCTTTACCACTTTTACTTTCATTGTTGCAGGAGACTTTAGTGAAGCTACCGATGCTATGCATCCGAAACTTCCTAAGATCTTCATTGAAACGATGTTTCTTAGTGGGAAGATTGATGTGGTGTGGAGAAGAGTCCTGGAGCTTACGCTCGGCCCTCATATCTTACATTACTCTGATGAGCAAATAAAACAGCTATGGGGTCAGTTGATGGGCTCTCCTGATTCCTTTATCGTCCTGAATCTCGTTAACGCTGCCATATTATGGGCATCTGTCAATGAGTACTATGGAGGATTTAGGAGTTGGGATTGGATTGTGAAAGTTTGGCGTCCCCTTTTTAATGGAGACGACGTCACTTTCCTTTCTAACCCTGTGCATATGAAAATTTGGACTAGGATGGCTACCTCGGCTGGGATGAATCCCAGCCCTGGTAAAAACTTCACTCTTGTCGAGATGATTCAGATTAATTCACATAATTTTTATGTGAACTATTCTCAACCTTCTTGGGCAGATGAGGGAGCTCGTACCATCCTATCGGTTGAAGAGATCTTTATACTTAATAGTGGATTACTCCACTGTCAGGCAAAGGTGATCTCAGATACCCGTCGTGAAAAATCGGCGTACCGAAGTGATTTGTTGCAGCCCATAACAGACCAGTATCAAGAATTGATTCATGGCTGTCCTGACGATGTTAAAGGTAGATTACTACCTGTATTCCGTCAATATATTGAACCGAAACTGGTTGACAACCCACGAAGTTGGTGGTTACCCTCTTCGTTAGGAGGATTAGGTTTACCCTTTCAAGACCCCCGCCTGGTTAGGCAGGGATTTTTGATAACCAGATCTCAAGGCGTTTATGCAAAAAAGCTTATGCTAAATTGCACCTTGGATCCAATAAAGGATTTGATTGAGAAGGCCCCATATCTCGTCGCTTCTGCTCACTACTTGGATAATTTATTGACCAAGTTAAATGTGAAGAAGGTTCCTGGAACTTTTGTTCGGTCTGTTTTGACCGACGTCCCGGATAATCCTAATAAAGGTATCATTAGAACTTACCCGGCACCATCACTAGCTCATTGTTTTTTGGGCGGTCAGATGGAGAGAGCCGCTTATAACCCGAATAGGGATAAGTGGGCATTCCTACATGCTGCTGGTAGGCTCTTGAAGAAGGGAAAACCCTCCTTGACAAACAGAGACTGTCGCAACCTCCTAGACGGTGTATACAAGTATATACCCGGAGGACTTGACAAGTCTTTGTCCGTTTCAAGAGTGAACGCACCTGGCGATTTCGGAAAGGTCCTACAAGAGGTTTCCTTTTCGTAAGTCGCTCCCCAATGATTAGATCTGGCATGTCCCAAGCTACACATTCCTGTGTAAGTGAAGGACGGACAGTGTGATCTTCTCTGTGCGTGGAGCCCCCGAGCTCCGAATTTTCGTATGAACGATCTGATAGATTTATGTCAGCGTCCATGCGACCGGGG